CATAAATTTATATTTCTAAAATATATAATTATGAATTTATTAACATCAAATACTCTTACCGCACAACTATTTAGAAATTTTATGATAGGCGGAACTATTATTGCATCGGTTAGTTTTTTGGCAACTTTTATAAATCCTTTAATTGCGTCAATATGGTGGTCTTATCCAATTTCTATTCTTCCTAGTATTTATTTTATGAAAGCAAACGGTAAAACAAATGAATATATTTCTAAATTTTTATTGAGCACTACATTTGCAATGGCCCTGTTATTAGGTTGTACATATTTATTAAGTCATTATATTAAAAACAATAAATCAAAAGAATTGACTATGCCTATACTACAATCATCCGGGTGGTGGGTTATCGGTAGTGCGATTTTCTATTTAGCTATTACTAAAGGTGGTTATAAAAAATACTTTTTATAAAAAGTAACATACATTTAATAATTTATATATTTAATATATTTATATATGAATTTGATTTATATTACTGGTGTTTTTTCAATTCTTGTTCAATTAATAACAACAATAATTGACATTTACGCGCTAAATATAGCTGTTCCATCATCATTTTCTTTAATTCGTGAATTACTTTTAATGGAGGTAATTGTGCAAGTGATTGAAATGGGATTTTATGCTTGGATGGTTTCAAAATTCACTTCAATCAAAAATATAACACCTTTCCGTTATTATGATTGGGCAATAACAACACCAACTATGTTAGTTACCTTAATGTTTTATTTAATGTTTTTGAGAGATGGAGAGAAAGGGGTAAAAAGTGAATCTTTTTTTACAGAATTGAAAAATAATTGGGAGGTTATACTTAAAGTATCTATTCTGGATTGGTTAATGCTGTTAGCTGGGTATTTAGGAGAAAAGAAAGTATTTTCATATTTGTTAACTACAATTGTAGGATTTATACCATTCTTTTTAATGTTTTATTTAATTTATGAAAATTTTGCTTCTAAGAGTATAAAGGGGCAAAAAATATTTTGGTATTTCGCTGGAATATGGGCTATTTATGGTATTGCGGCAGTTCTGCCATATAAAATAAAAAATTCAATGTATAATATACTTGACTTGTTTGCCAAAAACTTCTTTGGTATATTTCTTGTATATGTATTATACAAGGCAAAAACAAATTAATAATTATAGCATTACAAACTTTATAGCATTACAAACTTTATAGCCTTATATTTTTATAAAATATATAAAAATATAATATATACCATGTCGGGAGGTTTATTTCCTGATTATCCATTTACATTAAATATAAAATGTATTGTGTTCTCTCTTCTTATAATGATTATATACACATATAAACCGCCATCTCTCTCTACAATTGCCAGCCTGATTGTTTATTTTTTAATATTTGTGGTGAGTTATGTTTCTTTAGCTTGGTATGATTATTATTATGGGTGTTCCCAATTACCGTTGCAAAGGTCTAACGCAGGCATTACACAATATTTTAAGCCACCTGTTTATGATAAAGAGAGACAAGAAGAACACATGTTTTCACAAAAAGAAATTGATAAAAACAATACTGTTATTTATGTAATGCATTTATTATTGATAGTTCCATTACTTTTATATATTGGTATAGGAAAAGGAAAGGTAAGCAAAAGTATTTATAATATTCTTATTGCGCTTGCTGGGTTTACCGCGGTTTATCATGGGTTTCGATTATTATCAACATCACATAAAGATAATGATAAAAATAAAAAAGAAACACGATCATCAACTATACTTATTTAACCATGCTTATATAAATTATAAATAGAAAACAGTGCCGCAATAGCACACCATAATGAGCCATAAGCTCCATTAGAAAAAAAATAAATTAATGGAAATATTATAAAAAATGTTAAAGATATAATAGACCAAGATGGGTATAAAATTATGAATACAAATATTAGTAGTTCCCATAGTTTTAATTCATTTCCGCCCCATATTGGAGAAGAAATAAAATTATTGCATACAGATCTCGAATAACCATTCATTCTAATAAAAATATAGAAAATTGATAAAAGTATGAATACATTAAATAATCGATTATTTTCTTTATTAACAACATATACATTGTATAAAATTTGTAATGATAATATGAATGGTATTAAAAAAGAAGTTACTATATAATTAATTAAATTCTTTTTCATTTTTATATACCATAATATAGCATCGGCCAATTGCATTGAACTAAAAATCATTACGAATATAATAGTTTGTTGATCTTCCTTTTTTAATTTTTTGGTTAATAAATATAAAGAACTAACCCAACTAAATAAAAAAGTTCCAGCACTTACCTCAAAACTGAAACACATCGTTATTTATATATTTATATATTTATATATAAAAATAAATATATAAAGCCCGTACCCAGATTCGAACTGGGGTCTAAGGATTCAAAGTCCCGTGTGATAACCACTACACTATACAGGCCATTATAGATATTATATATCTATGTAATATATCTATCTAATATATAATATTATTACTTTTAATATTATCTTTAAATATATATTATCTTTAAATATAATTTATAATTTATAATTTGTAAAAAAATTGAATTGCTTTTTATTGATAAAATTATCATACCTACTTTTTAAATACACAGAAACGAATATAAAAGAATGAATCTATTTATTCTCTCCTTGCTCCAAAAAGAAATTGCCGAATCCATGATGGATAAACATGTAAGTAAAATATTATTAGAGGCAGTTCAAATGCTATGTTCGGCAAAACGAGTATTGGAGCCGGATGACAAAACAAATGAAAACTTATATAAACTTGCGCACAAAAACCACCCGGTTACAATATGGTGCAGAAAAACAAAAGAAAATTTTGTATGGGTCCTAGACTTAGTAGATAGTCTCCATGATGAATGGAAATATAGATACGGTCATCCGTCAGACAAACAACACAAATCATATTTGATGGCGCAATATTTGCGCGAAAATATGCCCAAAGATGAATCGTTTAATGAAACTGGGTTAACTCAGTTTGCACTTGCAATGCCAGACAAATACAAAACCGATGACCCAGTCGAATCATATCGAAATTATTATATGTCTGAAGAAAAACAAAAAATAGCTACTTGGAATAAATTAAGACAAAAGCCCGAATGGTATATAAAAATATAAAAATATAAAAATATAAAATTTTATCTTGAGTAAATCCAACATTTATTTATTGAATATGTTTTTTTATATGTATTACAATAAGTATTTTTATAATTTTTTATGTCATAATTCGCGGGGCAATATTCATTGAAATCAGTTCTTGAAACATAAGTTTGCAGGCATATGGTAATTCGACATAAGCAAAATCAACACGATTGTCGCATGTTTTACAATAGTGGATATGCATTTGATCATTATATGCCGCAATTAAGCCACAACACTTACATACATTTACCCGGAATGCGTCAGACACATCATATAAGCGTTCTTTGGTGAAACGTGAAGCGCCGTGCGAGCACATACAATCACGTTCCATTTCACCAAACCGTAATCCACCGTCTTTGGATCTCCCTTCTGCTGGTTGACGAGTCAAGTTTACCATTGGTCCAATACTACGACTATGATGCTTATCTGAAACCATATGCTTTAATCGCTGATAGAATACAGGACCAACAAATATCGATGTTTCAATTTGTTCGCCAGTTAATCCATTATAGAGCAATTCATTGCCATTTGATTCATAGCCAACCTTCTGGAGTTCTTTACAAATATCTTTAATATCAAATTTACCAAAACTGGTTCCATCGCCAAATAAACCCAATTCAAGTAGTGTTTTGCCCAATACGGTTTCTTTTAATTGGGCGATTGTCATACGCGACGGAATCGCATGCGGATTGATAATAATATCAGGTTTAACGCCACTTGGTAAAAAGGGCATATCACATTCAGGGATAATATTACCAATAGTGCCTTTTTGTCCGTGACGACTACTAAACTTGTCACCAATAATCGGTTTACGCACATTACGAAGCCGTACTTTACAGAAATTATAGCCGTCGCCATTTCGTTCTATAAAATTTTTGTCAACATATGTTTCTTCGCCACCTGTTCGATGAATACGACTCTGGTCTTCATATTTAACCCGTTTCGTATGGTCGTTTCTTGCATCCTTAATCGGCAATACTTTGGAAATAATAATATCGCGATTTTCAACCAATGTGTTTTCGGGAATAACACCTTGTTCGTTAACCTTGTCATAATTACCAAATTTCATACCTTTGGTTTTTGACGGATCAGGCTTACATCGAATCTCTTCGTCGCCGTGAATTTTCTTATCCTCGTCTTTTTCCGTATGATAAATGGTGGCTTGAAATAACCCACGATCAATTGAACCTTTATTAAAGAGAATACTGTCTTCTTGATTGTATCCAGTGTGTGACATAATGGCAACAATCACCTGACATCCTGATGGAATTTTATTCAGCTCAATCATATTCATAACACGGGTTTCTACCAATGGTCGCATTGGATAAGTTAATACATACGCAGTTTTATCCATGCGACTATCAAAATTTGTAACATATATTCCCATTGCTTGTTTACCCATCGCACACTGATATGTATTACGCGGCGATTGATTGTGTTCAGGGAAAGGAATACAGGATGCTAGAATTCCAAATATTGTACTCGGGTGAATTTCACAATGCGTGTATTTATATATAAATTGATCATTTTTATTGAGGAATTGCGGCTCCATAGCAATCATACTCATATTTTGTTCGGACGAATCAATATATTCTAATACACTTTCGGGAATACGACAATCCGTAAATAAATCTTCCCATGTCAATTCTTTTTTTTGAAGTTTTACAATAATGTCTTTGGTTAATAATAATTTATTATTTTTAACCCTCAATAACGGACGAACCAAACGACCAGAATCATTGCATATTCTGATTTCTTTATTTTGAATATCGAATATAATCGAGGTATAAATATTAATAATACCCTTGTATTTTTTTGTTTTCATAGATTCGTATAACTCTATCGGATTATTCGCAATACCTAGCCAAGAACCGTTCACAAAGACCTTAACCTTATCGAACATGTCTTCTTCTTTTAATGTATTCATTGGAACAACAAATGGGTTCACATAATCATATAATGAATTGCTGTTCCCTGGAATAGTCACTCTTGCCATGTAACTCATATTTTTAACAATGCCGACACTACCACCTTCAGGTGTTTCGGCGGGACAAATATACCCCCAAGACGAAGGTGGTAATTTACGCGGAGCAATAAGTTTTCCAGCTTTATCAATTGGGGTATTAATACGACGCAAATGACTCAAGCTGGAAATATAAGTTAACCTATTTAAAACTTGAGCTACACCAACCTTATTGCTATTGACTTGTTTTACACCAAAATCGCCAGTTGCTAGTGCTCGTTTTAAGCCGTTCTCAATAGTAGTCGGTTTTACGATTTTATATATATTTGTCATATTAATAATTGACTCATAATCATCAGTTGAACGCCA